CATGAGCTTATATAGAAATATAAATAGAAGAAAAAGAAAAGGTATTTCAAGACCTAAGTCTAAATCAACTATCTCAGCTAAAGCATATAGAAATATGAAAGCTGGTTTTCCAAATAGCAAAAAAAATAAAGCTAAAAGAAAAGCAAAAAAAAGAAAAAGATAATGCGTAAAAGATTAACTAAAAAGCAAAAGAAAATTGCAAGACTTGGTGGCAATAAAAAAAAGATCGATGCTGCTGATTTTAGAAAATTAAGAAAAAGAAAAAAAAGAAGATAAATGCAATCACAAGAGTTCAAAGCTTTGGCAGCTCAGCTAAAGCAAAACCTATCTAGGTTGATGGAGAAAAGATCAAACTGGGAAAGCCATTGGCAAGAAGTTTCCGATCTTATGTTACCTAGAAAAGCAGAGATTACAAAAGAGAGAACTAGAGGCGATAAAAGACACTCTCAAGTATTTGATGCAACAGCAATACATGCTTTAGAATTATTGGCTGCATCTTTACATGGTATGCTTACATCATCTGCAAATAGATGGTTTTCTCTAAGATACAAAGAAACTCTGCTTAATGAAAGTGACGAGGCAAAAGAGTGGTTAGAAGATGCTCAGCAAAGAATGTATGACGCAATTGGTAAATCTAACTTTCAGCAAGAAATCTTTGAATGCTACCATGATCTAATTGCCTTTGGAACTGCTTGCTTAATGATTGAAGAAGATGATGAGGATACTCTACTCTTCTCTGCTAGACATATAAAAGAAATCTATATTCAAGAAAACAAAAAAGGTTTTGTAGATACATTATATAGAAGATTTAAAATGGCTGCTCAATCAGCTATTGAGAAATTTGGAATAGACAATGTTTCTAAAGAGTTAAGAATACAAGCTGAAAAAAATCCTTTTGATGATTATGAATTAGTTCATATTGTAAGACCAAGATTAGATTTTGATCCAGAAAAACAAGATAAGGCTAACATGCCTTTCCAATCTATTTATATGGAATATGGATCAGGACATATTATTTCAATAAGTGGATTTAGAGAAAATCCTTATGTCATCCCAAGATACTTAAAAGCATCAACTGAAATCTATGGAAGATCTCCAGGAATGAATGCGTTACCTGATGTTAAAGTTTTAAATAAGATGGTGGAAAATAGTTTGAAAGCATCTGCAAAACAAATTGATCCACCTTTGCTTATACCTGATGATGGATTTTTAGGACCAGTAAGAATGGCTCCTGGATCACTTAATTATTATAGATCAGGATCAAGAGATAGAATTGAGCCATTAAATATTAATGCAAACAATTCAATAACATTAAATTCTGAAAATCAAAGGCGTGAGGCAATAATTAAAATGTTTCATGTTGATCAGCTAGTCATATCTGAAAATAGAAATATGACAGCAACTGAAGTTATACAAAGACAGGAAGAAAAAATGAGAATACTGGGTCCTGTACTTGGCAGACTTCAATCTGAATTATTATCACCTCTAATCATAAGAGTTTTTAATATTATGTTAAGAAATAATTTATTTCAGGAAACACCAGATGTATTGGCACAACAGGAATTAAAAATAGAATTTGTATCACCAATGGCTCTAGCACAGCGTAGCCAGGAGTTGCAATCATTGATGAGAGGATTAGAAATTTTTGGATCTATGTCTCAAGCAATGCCTGTTATGGATTTTCTTGATAGTGATGGAATGGTAAAACAAGTTGTAGATATTTTAGGATTACCAGCGAAAGTAATTAAATCAGATGCTGAAGTAAGACAGATAAGAGAAGAAAGAGCTGCACAGGAACAACAAGCAATGGAACAACAACAATTACTAGCAGAGACACAGGCTGCTAAACAAGCTGCACCATTAGCGAAGGTAGTTCAAGATGGATCACAATAAAGAAATAGAAAAAAAATTTAAACAATTAAAAGACGACTATAAATTTATATTTAATAGTGAAGAAGGCAAAAGAGTTTTAGACGACATCTCTATAAGATGTCATGAGAGTTCGACTACTTTCAGTAAAGATAACAGTCATGAAACCGCATTCCTTGAAGGACAAAGATCTATTTTAATTTTCATCAAGGCAATGCTTAAATCAAAATAACATATAGGTATATTATGGAAAATCAGACAACTGCACCAGAGGTGCAATCTGAACAAACGGATGCTGTTGTTCAGAATAATACTGAGGCAACTGCTGAAGTAAAACAGGAAGTAAATTTTCAAGATTTAATTCCTGAAAGTTATAGAGAAGAAAAATCTTTAACTAATTTTAATAACATGGAGGACTTTGTAAAAAGTTATCTTCATGCACAAAAAATGGTAGGAGCAGATAAAATTCCTGTTCCTAATAAACATTCAACAGATGAGGATTGGAATGAAGTTTTTAAAAGGCTTGGGGCTCCTGGCTCTCCAGATGATTACAAGTACGATTTCAAAGATCAAGAATTGGATCAAGGACAAGTATCAGAATTTAATAAAACTGCTCACAAATTAGGCTTACTGCCTAAACAAGCAGAAGGTCTAATTAAGTTCTATAATGAGATGAATGCTAATAATGCTGCATCTCAAGAACAACAGGCTGCTGATGCTCAACTTAATACTGAAACTGAGCTTAAAAAAGAGTTCGGTCCACAGTATGCAAAGAGATTAGATCAAGCTAAAAAATTAGCTTTGAGTTCTTTAGGAGAAGAATTTTTAGAAAATACTTATCTTAAAGATGGATCAAGATTAGGTGATAATCTTACAGTTATAAAAGCCTTTTCTAATTTAGCAGATAAATTATCTGAAGATGAAATCATCAAAGGTGAAGGATCTGATTATATGACAGCTAGAGAAATTGAAAAAGAAATAGCTGAACTTACATCAGAAGGATCTGCATATTGGCTTAAAGGACATCCTAATCATGACAAAGCAGTTTCTGAAGTTTTAAAACTTAGAGAGATGCTAAATGGCTAATGATAAGTTTGATCCGCAAGGTGAAATTACAGAAGTTGAAATTAAACTTGAATGTTTAAGATTGGCAACTGAATTTGGTCCAGAGAATGATCGAAGAGATCCTCTGCCAATTGCTCAGAAATATTATGACTGGGCATTAAATAAAAATTCTAAGCGACAACCTGAAAAGACCGCTAAGAAGAAAGTCTAATTGGAGACTATAAATCCAAAGATAAGATCCGAGTAATCGGAAAATCAAATCGATCAATCAATAACAATCTAAAAGGAGGAACTTATTATGAGTTCAACTATTACAGAGGCGTTTGTACAACAATATTCAAACAATGTGCAAATGCTTTCACAACAAAAAGGTTCTCTGCTTAGAGGTGTTGTTGATGTTGAGAGTGTTGTAGGAAAGCATGCTTACTTTGAAAGAATTGGTCAAGTATCAGCTCAGAAGAGAGTAAGCAGACATTCAGATACACCTCAGATCGACACACCACATAGTAGGCGGAGAATTTCAATGTCCGATTTTGAATTTGCGGATTTAATAGATCAGCAAGACAAGGTCAGAACATTGATAGATCCAACTAGCCAATACGCATTAGCTGCTGCTTATGCGATGGGTAGATCTATGGATGACGAGATAATCGCTGCTGTTTCTGGAAACGCATTTGGCGGAGAAACTGGTTCAACAACCATTGCTCTTCCAGCTGGTCAAAAGATAACAGAAAGTGGTACTGCTGGATTAACAATTGCTAAACTAAGATCTGCAAAAGAAATTATGGATAGCCAATCGATTGATCCAAGCATTCCAAGGCACATCGTTGTATCACCTAAGCAGATAACTGACTTATTAGGTACAACTGAAGTGACAAGTTCAGATTTCAACACAGTCAAAGCATTGGCTAACGGAGAAATCCAAACTTTCCTTGGTTTTAACTTTATAGTGTCTAACAGACTTACTTCTTCATCAAGTAAGAGACTTTGTTTAGCTTTCACTAATGATGCCATCAAACTTGCTTTAGGCAAAGATGTGGTAACTAGAATAGATGAAAGAGCTGACAAAGGCTATTCAACACAAGTCTATGTTTGCATGACTATGGGTGCAACAAGATTAGAAGATGAAAAAGTGGTCACAATTCAAGCTCACGAG